ATAAGATACCGAATCTAGCGTCAGACGATATTGTTGCCTGGTTGACCAGTTCAGCTGACGACATAAAGCTAAATCCACTCCGTCTGTTTTTAAGATAGCACATTCCATAGCACCTGGTGTCCGCTTTACAAGCTTCCCAGAAGATGAAGAAGAGTCTATTTGCCTCTCTGTAATCGGGCGCACCAACGTCAATCTTTGACCATTGCAAGTACATGTAATGAGTACCAGTAATATAAGTAGGATTACCGTTATTAAAGAACCAATAACCCTCGTCTCGTTTTTTGAATTCATCGTCTATATAATCAAACCATTCTTCTTTAAACTCATCAGGGTAATCTTCCCAATCAAATCTATTTTTTATTCTACTTAGAGCTTTCGGGTATTCTTGTTTTTCCCAATATTGTTCCTTTTGAACTTTGCTTCGTTTAAAAGGTTTGTCTTCTGCCGGTAATGCAATACGAAGGTTTTGTATTTCAATGATCTGTCCAATTTGTCCAGTTTTACTTATTACTATAAAATCGTATTCTTCATTATAACCATACTCCCATTTTTTTAATCTATTTTGTTTAGATAATATTTTAGGATTTACAACATCTTTTATTTCTTTCCAAAGTGTTTGGTCGTAATTCATTTACTCCTCCCTTCAGCAAACTTAAAAACCCTTTCAGGTTTTTTATCTTCCTTAGGTTTACCTTCCAACAAGTTTTCTTCTTCTTGTATTCTATTTAGTATTTCAAAAGCATCAAATATAGCTAGCTTTTTTGTAGCTGCAGCATTCTTAAGTCTATCAGCTGTAACATCTTCTCCAGTATCTACTATAGGTTCTTTTGCTACCTTGATTAATTCATTAACTGCTAACTGCCCAGCTTGGATTATATTCTTTTTCGTTTTCTTTATATCCATAAGTTATAGCTATATTATTAGATTTCATACAATATAATTTCTCACCATTTATAACAAACTCAAATTCTGAATTAGGTGTAAATGTAATAAGCTCTCCAGGTCTTATTTTAAGAGCTTCTAAGGAGTCATTAGTATATTTTAATATACCAAAATGTAATTGCTCTTTATCATTAGATAGATAGTCCTTATTATGAACTGGTGACACAAAACAATAATCTAAATGAGCTTTGTTGTTATACATATATATTTGAGTAGGATCACAAAAATACATATTATCTTTAAAATAAGATCTACTGTTTTTCTCTCTTCCTTTTACATCATAAAATCTTCTGAAAACGTTATGATGAACGTACACTCTGTCACCAACTTTAACACCAGTATCATAAGCTATTGGTGTTGAAATTACTGTAGCTTCTTTATTAACGCTTTGAAAAGTTTCTATCTTAGTATTAAGTATTAGTTCTTTTTTACCTACAGATTTAGTATTATTATATCTCCCTCTTACAGGAGATATAATAAAATCATATAAACTTCTCATTAGTAATTAAGATCAAACTCAACAGCTATTGCCATATTAGAATTAAATTTTTTCCATGGAATTATCTCGTTATTTTTTTTAATGTATATAAGATAATCACCATCATTTTCATTTCCAATTATATCGCATATAGTGTGTCCTCCCCAAACTTCCTGTCCAACAGAATAATGCATTGCGTCGTTCTTGTAATCTGAACCAATACTTATTTTTCTAATGTTAGACATCTACTTCCTCTTTGTCTTCTGTTTTTATTTCGGTAAAAGATCCGTCTTCAACGTTTATATTTATTGAACCATACTTACCTTCTAAAAACTTTTTATATTCGTTTATCTTTTTATTTACTTCCGCTATCTCGTGTAAAGCAGCGTGCTTGTTAGCCTCTAATACTCCAACTTGTTGTATTAGTTCGTTTACTTCGCCTCTATCGTCTTTAATTGTTTTTAATTCTTCGTCTGTTATTTTTTTCATTTTATTAAATTTAATTGTTTGTTTATTTTTTTTAGAATACTTCAGATGGTATTAACAACTGTGCGTAAACTAATCTTGGTAATGAAGCTGTAGAAGCAGCCTCTATAGCTATCGCCATAATACCAGATCCAGCTGAATCTTCATTTGCATAACCATCATAAATTCCTGATCCATCGTGATCTAAAAAGTCTCTTATTGCAATTGCACCTCCAGTTGGACTACATAAAACAGGCCATACACCTGTTATTGCTACAACAACGGTGTCACTGGTTGCGGCTTCATCATAAACACTAATACCAACTATTTCAGTGTCTCCAGCTGATGTAGCTACTCTAGTAGTACCAGTTGCACTAAGACTTAAATCAAGTATCATTCCCTTGTCACAAGCTTGATCAGTTACTTTTTTATAAATAATACTTTCACCTGGAACATACCATCTAACTCCTGACCATACAAATATTTTAGGATTTACTCCTGTTACCCACGCGTAATCTGTATTTAAAAATTGTTGTCCAACAACAGGATTTGCAATCGCAAGCATTTGAGCTGTTGTACCTGAATCTATAGCACTGCTACCACCAGTAGTTATACTTACAGATTTATTACCAGCTTCATTAGCGGTAAATGTAGTAGCTGTACCATCAACAGTAATTGTTAGTTGACCATCGTTAACGGTTGGTAAAGACGAACTTGTTATAAAACCAGAGTCATTTGTTATGTCACTAGTCTTTGTAGGTATATTTAAACTACTTGCTAATTCAGCGCCTGATATTTTTACGTTTTGATTTGCTTGGTTTTGACCGTCAGTTCCTACACCAGCAATAGCTGTCATGTTACCAACATCTAAATCTTTAACCGCGCTAAAATCACTTATTTTCTTATTTGCCATTTTTTATTGTGTTTGTGTTAAAACTTTATCTATACCATTTTGCATTTCTAATTCACTGCCATCTTCCCATAGTATAAAAAAATCAGATGGTGGTGGTGGTGGAGTAGGTCCTCCGCCTGGTCTTGAAGCACCTGGTAAAGCAGCTAAGTCGGGCAGTATTGCCCCCATACCCATTTTCATTTTAAAATAACGCTAAGATGTCATCAACTGTAGTAGACTGAGCTCCGGCATCGTCTGTTGAATATATTTTTGTAGCTAATATAGGTAGGAAAGATCCAGGAGTAAGTCCTTTAAACAATACTCTACTACCATCTTCTAACTCTACGTCTAAAGTTGAACCACCTGTTACATTACCAATATATATACAAGCTCCTCTAGTTTGAATTGTTTGAATGTCATTTGCTGAAGGAGTTACATTTGTATTAGGAATTACATAAACAAACTTGTTTTCATTACCAGCACCAGTTCCACTAGGCAGTGATATAGTCTTTGCTGAGTGAGCAAAAACTCTTGGTTGAGCTGCTTCGTTTCCTTCTAATCCGGCTATTTCTATTTTATTTACTGTTGCCATTTTAATTTTTTATTTTTGTTATTTTTTCAGCGCCTCTGCTTCCAAAGTACGCTACATATACTGTAAGTAGCAAAGCTTCTAATAACGAAACCCAACCTTTTTTTATTTCTAATAATACTGTTGAATCAAGTATTATAAATATTGTCATGGCTAAAGTAAGAAATATTAGCGTCATAGGTCTAGTGTTCTTACTTAACCATGAATCACTTTTCATATCACTAGCCCATCTACTTGAAATGTTATTCATTTCTGCTATATCTTGTTCTAACAACTTCAAAGCCATCTCTTTATCTTTTGGCTCTATACTATCATCACTTGATATTAAATTTTTTACTATACCTAGACCACCTTTATCTGGTAAAAACTCACCTATAGTGTCTAATAACTGAGGTGTTTTATCTTTTAAAAACTTACCGACCTTAGTTTCTTTAAACTTTTTTTTATTGTCCATAAACCCTATATCTATTGTTATAACCACCTCCTTTAGCAAAAGCTTCAGCACCTATACCTTGGTAATCAGCATCTTGTTGGTAAATTCTAAACCCACTCATTGGGTTATTATCTCCATCATTGATATTTTGTAAAGACCAAGTGGCGCTACGAGGATTAAATCTTATACCACCACCATCATCACCTTGAAAGTTTCTAACTCTAGATCCACCCCATTTTTTATCAAAAGCATCTGCCTCAGCGCTGTTTCTCCAACTTTGCTCATAGTCTGAAATTCTTTTATTGCTAACAGTATTTGCAAGTGATGCATCCACTTCAGGATCGTCTATCGTATAAAATTTACTCATTTGACCAGGGTTTTTAGGATCATCAAAAGCATATCTGTACGAACCTGGTGTTGTTACACCATCTTTAGTTTCTGTATCATACCACTTTACATACATTTTTCCTTTTTGATCGTCTTCCCACGTTCTTATATCTGTTGTGCCATCGACTAAAGGTAATCTATCTTGGAAATTAAACATATCTCCAGCAATATCCCTTTGTTCTCTAAGATTTGAAACATCACGTTTAAGATCCATTCTTAAATCATATTTGGTAGTATATAAAGCTTTTCCATCTGGACCTGTTCTTCCTTTGTAATAATTCCAAAGTTTGTCAGTTGTGGCATCTAAATTAGTACCAGGTCTGTCTGGATCTACTCTAGTTAATTGGTTGTTATTTATACCTTGTGTAGTAACAGGCTTACCCTTCTTACTGTGGGCTTCTGAATGAGACAGAACATTACCAACATTGCTAGTGTTAGGATATGTATAACTACCATCTGGATTTATAACTCTATCTTCTACACTAAAACCACTAGCCATGCTTTCTTTGGGTGGAGGTGTTTTAACAACTTTTGTTGGCAACGTTGTATCTTTTTTGGAAGTATTTACAGTTGCTTGTACAACAGGTTTTTTGTTTTCTTCTTTTATTAAATTAGCTTCCTGCCTTTGCTCTTCGACATCTACAAGTGGTTTAAAAACTTGTCTATTTGTTTTTTTTGATTTTCTTTTTAAATCAATGTCTATATCTCTTATTTTATCCGCAACGCTTCTAGTTGCGTCACCTATAGCTTGAGCTGCTTTTTTAAGTCTTTTTTTTGGGAGGTATTTACGTTTTTGAAAATCATCTTTTTTACGTAGGTTTAAAGGCGAATCAGCTTTAGTATAAGCTTCTTTTTCCCAAGGTAAATTTTTTGCACCTTCCTTCATTTTAGATCTAGAATACTTTTTACCTTTCCAGTAAACATTACTGTCATCGTAGTCTAAATCACCTCTATTCATTTGATCTAAATGAACAGCTTCATGTTTTACAATTTCTTTTATTTGAGCAGGAGAATTTATATCTTTGTTTATATGTATAGTACCATCTTTATTAGCCTTGCCCATAACACCATCTTCCATAGCAACTTTAACTATAGGAGCATTAAAAGGATTTCTTTTTTGTTTATACATTTTTATATGGAAATTTTTGATTTAACTTTTGTCTTCTTTTAGAACAACCACAATCTTTTCCAGTAGCTTTACTAACTGTATCAACAACTTTTTTTATACCAGTAGCAGTTGTAAAGTTATGTATAGAATCGCCTAATCCTTGAGATTTTCTTTTAACTTTAAAATTAAAACTCATTACTCTGCTTTAAAAGCTAAAAATAATTCTCTTAATCCATAACCAAAAGCTAAACCTGCATATAAAGGATGGTTTTCTAAAAGTAATCCTCCACCGATAATTCCAGCTATTATACATTTAGCTAAAGGGTGGTTTATGTATTGTCTTATAATTTCCATTATCTTTTCTTTTTATATAGTTCTTCATCTATTTCTCTACACCATTCGCGAAGTTCTTTAACTTCACTTTCTAATTTATTTATGTGCTGAGTGTGCCAATCTTGTTTTAGATCATATTCTATTCTATCTATCACAGCTTTTGGCATTTTTTTAGCATCAGATATATCATCTTGTAAAGTGTAGTACATACCTACAAACATCGACGTTACAACTACTATACTTATAATAGTTTTAATGTCTATTTTAAATTCTGTTCCTTCAGAGATTTTCATATTCTTTAGTAGCGTCAAATGAAGGGCATGCTTTATTAGCAAAATCCCTATGTGAATGTATTATAGCTTCTGGATACATTGCTTTTAAAGTTCTAAGCACTGCGGTTAAAGCTTCTTTTTGACAGTCAAGTCTAGTATCTTTCGGGGTCTTACCATCAGTTTCAACGCCACCACAATAGCATATACCTATTGAATTACGATTCTGACCCTTCGTGTGA